CAGAATGCTTATCAAAGCGCGAGAGCTATTCAGTGTGGGCTGGGCTCCGGCCCATACCCAACGTCACAACATGCGTGCATGGGTCAAAGCTGTGCGCATCCTCGGCCCGAATTGGAAGTTGGCTAAGCCGCTTTCCAAATCGGAATGCACCCCTTCATCTTTTTAATTCTTTCCTACTGGTAGGAAATATCTTTAACGGAACTGTTATGAAACATAAATCACTCTCATCATCTGCCATGCTTCTTGACATGAATATCTCTGTGTACACAGGGCGCAAGCAAGACAAGGTCACGGCTGAAGAAGTCAACACCGCAAAGAACACACGCAACAAGGGCGCGGCATCGGTGTACAAGTCGCTGTTCGTAGGTGACGCTGACCTTGAAGCAATCAACTCTCACGCTGGCAAGGTGCGTGCATGGTTGTACTCAGTCACATTGCCATGGAATGATGGCGGCACAAGGCTTGTACCTACCAAAGCGTTCTTTGATGTATCACATGAACTGTCCGAGAACGAGAAGGAATTCAATCGCTTGGTCGATCAGTTCGTGGCCAACTATGCAGTGAAGATTTCTGCGCAGGCATTCAAGCTGGGCAAGCTGTTTGATGCGGTCGAGTACCCCACGGTAGGCGAGATCACGCACAAGTTTGCACTGCGCTACAACTTTACGCCTGTGCCAGAGGCGGGCGACTTCCGTGTAGACATACCTGCCCAAGCCATACAGCAGTTGAAGGACAAGTTCGAGCAAGCCACAAAGACCCGCATCCAAGAGGCCATGCAGGAACCGTGGAACCGCCTGTACGAAGAGGTCAAGCACATCAAAGACAAGATGGCACCACGTGAGGACGGCACCACGCAGAAGCTGTACGCATCCATGCTGGAGAATGCCCTTGGCCTGTGCGATACGTTGGAATCATTGAACGTGCTGGATGACCCTGACTTGGAAGCGGCACGCCGCGCCTTGCAGTTGTCATTGGAAGACGTGGACATTAAATCCCTGCGTCAGTCACCCGAACTTCGTCAGTCGCTCATCGTCAAGATGGATGACTTGTCGGAAAAATTTAAACTGGAGATATAAATGGACCTCGACCAAAAAATGAAACGTACCGCTGCGGAAATCATTGCGGTGCTAAACAAAAGCGAACTATCCATAGGGGAAGGTCTAGCTACGCTGGCCATGACCTTAGTAGTTGCTTCACGTGTAAAAGGCTTGACCGATGCCGACATACAGCAAAAGGTAGCTAACACCATCGACAGCATGAACGCAACCAAACAATAACCGAAAGCAAACTATGCAAACATCTTTGAACTACAACGAAACCGTTGATCTGATTGCCGCCATCGGCACAGAAGTTACAACCATCGTCGAGGGCCACATCGGGTCTGGTAAGTCTTCGCTTATCCATGCGCTTGGCAAGCGGTTCCCCGGCCACCGTGAGATTTACATGGACATGACGGTCATGCACGAGGGTGACTTCCGTGTGCCCGCCGTTGACCACGCGACCAAGACCAGCGAGTTCTATCCGAACGAATCGCTTGGACTGCACAGCGATGTGCCTGTGATCCTGATGTTGGATGAGATGGGCAAGGCCCACAAGAACGTGAAGGATGCATCCCTGCCCCTGTTGGTAGAGCGTAGGCTTGGCAATCGGTTCCTGCACCTTGACAGCATCGTGTTTGCCACGACTAACCATGGCGGCGAGAACGTAGGGGATACCCTGCAAGCGCACCACCGCAACCGCCTGACTACTGTGCGTATGGGCAAGCCCACTGCGGTTGATTGGATACGTGACTTTGCGCGGGTGAATGGCATTGCACCAGAGGTCATCATGTGGGTCGAAGAGCGACCAGAGGCGTTGGAGTCCTACGAAGAGTACGACCGCCCCGATGACAACCCGTTCATCTTTCACCCCAAGGCGCAGCGCAGTGCGTTCGTTACGCACCGTTCATTGGAGCAAGCATCTAAGATCGTAAACAAGCGCCACATGTACACGCCCAATGCGTTGGAAGTTGCTTTGATTGGTACGATCGGTGCCCCTGCTGCGCTGGATATGCAGTCATGGATTGCCATGGGTGACTCGTTGCCCAAGCGTGCAGAGATCATCAACGACCCTGACAACGCACGCCTGCCCTCACAGGTAGCGGGCAAGCTGATGCTTACCTACCAAGCGTTGAACTGGGTGACCGAAGATACGCTCGACCCGTGGATGACTTACATGGCGCGTATGCACAAGGAAGTGCAAGCGTTGTTCTGCACCACGATCGTCAAGAAGACCAGCAAGCACTTCGTGTTCGAGAACGACAAGTTCACCACGTTCGCTACTGACAACCAATACATGTTTGCGTGAGGACTATATGAAAATGTCACAAGCACAGCGCGTAGAACGCGCACACGTTTCACTGATCCGCGACAGCGAGTACATGTGGCTGGCGGGCATCATCGTCATGGGCGAAAACAAAGTCGTCAACGACCCAAGCATCACTGCCCGCACCGATGGTGTTAACGCTGAGTATGGTGAGCAGTTCATCGCAGGGCTGACCGATGCTGAGCTGATGGGCTTGGTATTGCACGAGAAGATGCACTGCGCCTTCAAGCACTTGTCCACGTGGCGTGGGCTGTACAACGATGATCCTGAGTTGGCCAACGTGGCGTGTGATTACGTCATCAACCTGCCGATCCACGACCGATACAAGAAAGATCAATTCGTCAAACTGCCTGACGGCGGGTGCGTTGATGAGAAGTACCGTGGCATGGACGCAGGCGAAGTGTTCCGTTCGCTCAAGCAAGATGGCCAGAGTGGCAAGCGCCCGAAAGGTTTTGACCAGCACGACTGGGATGGCGCTGACCAGATGACAGCAACCGAAGTGGATGAGCTATCCAAAACCATCGACCAAGCACTGCGCCAAGGCAACATCTTGGCAAGCAAGGCAGGGGCCAACGTGGACCGTGACATCTTGGAAATGCTCAAGCCCAAGGTTGACTGGCGTACCGCCCTGCGGGAGTTCGTGACCAACTGCAAGCCGGGGGATGACTACTCTTCGTACCGCCGTGTGGATCGCCGCATGATGAGCCAAGACATGATGACGCCTACGTCTTACACCGACTCGCTGTTCCGCATAGTGCTGGCTGTCGATACTTCTGGCTCCATCGGGGGCAAGGAACTGGCAGCTTTTCTTTCTGAAGTTCAGGGAATTTGCCAAACTGTTTGTCCTGAATTTGTGGAATTGCTTTATTGGGGGCACAATGTAGCTGCACACGAAACATATCAATCAAATTCGATCGACTCGATCAGTCAAAGCACCAAGCCTGTGGGCGGTGGTGGTACGGCTCCGAGTTGCGTTACGGCGTATCTGCGCGATGAACACATCGTGCCGGACTGTATTGTCGTATTGACTGACGGGGATGTCTTCGGTGACTGGGGCGGTGAGTGGCCTGCACCTACGCTCTGGTGTATGAACAATGACTATAACGTAGCTCCTACGGGGGTGACGGTACACATGTAAATGGACAAATCAAAAGAACTTAGTTACAGAGTGGTAAAAACACCAGAGGGTAAGTGGGAGGTTGGTGTCTACCATAACGAATGGCATAAATACGAAGCCGTATACACAGATGAAGCACTGCCGGAATGGATACGCAAAGACATTGCGTTGTTGAACTTGGTGGATAACCAATCAAACATTCAGTCCATCGGGCACCGTGTGGGTCCAGTGTATTGGCTACAACCAAAGGAACGGAAACTATGAAAGCAGTACTTGAATTCAATTACCCGCAGGACGAGCGCAAGCTACTCTATGCGGTGAAGGGCCACGACATGTACGTGGCCTTAGTGAACATCCGCATGCACATCGCCAAGGAGTTCACACACAAAGCGGACATGGCCGAGGTGTTGGCACGTGTACGTGAATTGACCGATGATATTTTTCACAACTTAGGAGACTGACATGGACGCTACGTTTGCTTTAATAAAAGAGTTAATAATTACCTGCGGCATCATCATTGCACTAATGTGTTTTATGGCGCTGTGCTTTTGGATGTACCCGAGCATGAATGAGGTACGGAAAATGGACTGCACGATGGCAGAGTTTTCACCTGACATGGCGTTGGAAGTTAAACAAGCGTGCCGCGAGATGAGGAGTAAGAAATGAACAAACCGCACCCTTTAAATGAGGCGTACTTTTCCAAAGGTTCCCCACAACTGTTTTGCGGTCCCGATGGGCGTTACATGATGGGGCTTGCGCAATTGTTTGGCGCTCATTTATGTGGGCCCCTTGGAAATACCAAAGACCATGACTTTGTGGACAACAAATGCACAGCTTGTGAAGTTTACAGAAAACCCCACAGATATTTAATTGATTGACAAAAAGGAGAAATGCAAATGAGCACCGACAAAACAGATTCAGGATGGCGCAAGCGTCAAATTGTTTTGGACATCAAAGCTGAAAATGCGCGTGAACTGGGGCTTGACTATGAGCCTGACAAGACAATCATGGAGATGGCGCGGGAGGCTGGGGCAGTATTCCCTGCTGATGGTAGCTACCATTCATTTGAAAGGCACGAAGACCTTGAAGCCTTTGCCGAGTTGGTGCGTGCTGATGAGCGTGACAAATGGATGGAGCGTGCCCACATCATGATTCTTGGGGAACGTGAGGGCTGTCATGCACTGCGCCAAACCCTGTCAAACCCACATGAGCACTGTCAAATAAGCGCACACGCCTACGACATGGCAATTGCGGCATACGGAGCCGCCATACGAGCAAGGGGAAACACATGAATTTATATAAAACAAATCCAAATTCCATTGTTTTTCAAGATTTCAATTCAGACTGGGTGCTACGCATCACCGCCGACAGACGCATTGAAGTTAATGAAGGTGTTGAGGTGACTGAGGCGGCGCAAAAAGCCTTAGATGCCATGCAGCAGTTGTTGACAAAAGGTCTTGATAAAGCTGTTGCTGATGAACGTGAAGCGTGTGCAAATACGGCGGGTCTTGCATTACTTGGCGCAGATAAAGCACTGAGTGATCGGGTTTTGAAAGCCATTCGAGCAAGGAGAACACATGATTAAAGAACTGAAACGCTTTGAAAAATGGTGGGACGCTGGTGATGACATCCCCAATAACGGGCCGTATACACCTGATACGCCAATCCAATTTGCATGGGCTGGTTGGCAAGCGGCCTTGGCACAGCCAGAGCAAGAGCCTGTGGCGTGGATGCGTCAAGACGGTCAACGGGTTACGACTGCCAGCGATAGACACAACTATCCTGATTACGAAACTCGTTATTCAATTCCTCTCTACACCCACCCACCACAGCGCACAGAGCAAGAGCCTGTGGCGTGGATGACAATCACCGGATACGGAGAAGAGGACGACATTCACTACGAAAACCCAGAAGGCCATTTGATGGAGGGCTGGACGTACAAGCCGCTTTACACACACCCACCACAGCCAGACCCTGTGCAGGAGCCTGTGGCGTGGATGGAGATGGTCGTGGCAAACCTTGTGCGTGAAGGCGTCAACAAACACAACGCCCGGGAGCTTGCAGAGCATTTTTACACCGCCCCGTCCGCAGCACAGCGCGAATGGGTAGGGCTGACGGATGAGGAGCGGCGAGACATTGCAACTGAAGTTCCGATGGATGCTGTATGTATAACTGAAGCCAAACTAAAGGAGAAAAATTTTGACACCAATTGATTTTGTAATTTTTGACGGCGACAGTACGCCGAACTTACCCGTGCACCAAGTGGCGGAAGCCATGTCCAAACCGATCAGAATTTACAGCGCTGGCAAGGAATGGGAAGTCATTGGCTACTACTACGCGGACGGTCAAATGATGCTCGATATACGGGAGAACAACAATGGATGAAGATGACGATATACAAGGCTATGCAGCGGACACGGCAATCGTACAAACACTACTGCCCAAGCTGTACTCAATCATTGACCGACTGCTGGACGGGCAGGACAAGGCGCTGGTTATCGAAGCCCGCAGGGTGTTGCCCAAGGCATACAAGAATTCATTTGAGAAAGGTAAAGGCGTATGACTGATGAAGAGCTGCAAGCCAAGATGCTGGAGTTTATTGAAACGCAAGACGGCGATTATCTTGATGAGTGGTACGCATCACCCCGCGAATTTGCGGCCACCATACTGAACGATTTTGCACAACACCTTGGCCTTGAAATGGTAATCCCTGAGTATGTGCCTCAATTAAAAAAGGCAGAGATCGACCGCAACGCAATGTTTCAATCGCTTCTGCCGGAGATTCAAAGACTGTTTAACGTGGCATACAAGGAGCAAAAATGAACACTGAAGACGATGAATTTGAGCGCATTGAAATGGAGCAACGTGTCCGTGCTAAACAAAAAGAAATGTTTGGAATTCCGTTCATCACGCAAGAAGAACTGGAACAACTCTTGAAAGAAGACGATGAAGTCCAGACACCAAACGATACGTAACCTGTTGCTGGCATCCGAAGACGGCCTTACGGTAGACGAAATGGCAGATTATTTTGAGTGCAACCCAGACACTCTTTACAACACACTGCCCGCAGTATGGGGCGTGTATATAGACAGATGGATGAAACCAAACCGAGGCAAGTACACGGCAGTGTATATGTGTGCTGAAATCCCACCCAATGCCCCTCACCCAACCAAGTAACTTAAGAAAGAAAGCAATGAATAAACCGATACCAAACACCGCACAGATGGAAATGTTCCCCTATGAATACGTAACAACCGCAGACAAAGTGCAAGTTGGTGGCAGTCACTACAAAGACATGGGCATGCAGCCTTGGGCTGTGATGGAGGCCGTGCTTACACACGAAGAGTTTGTAGGCTACCTCAAGGGCAACGTCATCAAATACGGTATGCGCCAAGGCAAGAAGCCGGGCACAGACGACACCAACAAAGCACAGCACTACGCCGCCAAACTCAAGGAGGTACAGGATGGCACAAACATCTGAAGCAAAAGTAAAAACATCCGTACGCAAGATACTGGCTGCATTGGGTGTCTACTACTTCATGCCCCCTGCCAATGGCTATGGGCGGCAAGGTATCCCCGACATCGTGGGCTGCATGAACGGTAAGTTCTTTGCTATCGAATGCAAGGCTGGCAAGGGCAAGACTACTACACTGCAAGATGCAGAGCTTGCCCGTATCCACAAAGCGCAGGGCGTGGCCATGGTGGTCAACGAACACAATCTTGCAGAGGTCACCAACATGCTAGAGTTACTAGCAGGGACCACGATGAAAGGGCCAGAGTTGCGGGCACATCTTGATGATCTGATCGAAGCGCGGATGGGGGTGAAGTCCAATGACTAAGTTGATTACGATTGACTTTGAAACCTACTACGACAACGACTTCAGTCTGACCAAGCTGAGCACCGAACAGTACGTGCGGGACGAACGCTTTGAAGCCATTGGCTTTGCGTACAAGATAGACAACGAGCCGCCTGTTTGGGTTTGCAATGAGGGCAGTGTGATTGCTAAGCTACGTTCCCTGCCGTGGGATGATGCGCTTGTGCTGTGTCACAACACTGCGTTCGATGGGGCGATCCTGTCGTGGCGCTACGGGGTCAAGCCCAAAGGCTGGCTGGATACTTTGTCGATGGGCCGTGCCCTGCACGGGGTGGAAGCTGGCGGTTCGTTGAAAGCTATGGCCGAAAGGTACAACGCAGGGGTAAAGGGTACTGAAGTGCTGGATGCCAAAGGTAAGCGCTTATATGACTTTAGTACCCATGACATTGTGAAGTACAGCGAGTATTGCAAGAACGATGTGGACCTTACATACGACATCTTTCACAAGATGATGGCGGCGGGGTTTCCCAAGATCGAACTGAAGCTGATAGACATTACTCTGCAAATGTTTATTGACCCAGTGTTGCGCTTGGACACCCATGCACTTGCATTACACCTTGAGGACACTGCTGCACAGAAGCAAGGGCACTTGGTCAATGCACTGAAAGCTATTGGTCGTACAGACTTGGCCGTCAAGCAGGTGCTTGGTGACGTAGAGACTCGCGCAGAAGTACGCAAGACGTTGATGAGCAACCCGCAGTTCGCTGCCATGCTCAAAGGCTTGGACATTCAAGCCCCCATGAAGATCAGCCCTACCAACGGCAAGCCAACTCTGGCCTTGGCCAAGAGCGATGAGGGGTTCAAAGCTTTGCTGGAGCATGAAGATGTACGGGTGCAAGCCCTGTGCGCGGCGCGTATTGGAACCAAGTCAACGCTGGAAGAGACCCGCACACAGCGGTTCATAGACATCGGCAAGCGGGGTACGTTCCCTGTACCGTTGAAATATTACGCGGCCCACACTGGGCGGTGGGGCGGCTCGGATTCTGTTAACTTGCAGAACCTGCCAAGCCGTGGCCCCAACGCGGGCAAGTTGAAGAAGGCGATCCTCGCACCAGAGGGTTATGTGTTTATTGATTCGGACTCATCACAGATTGAAGCACGCACACTGGCGTGGGAAGCAGAGCAAGACGATCTGGTGTCCGCATTTGCAAAGGGCGAAGATGTTTACAAAATCATGGCTGCTGCTATATATGGCAAGACAGTCGAAGAGGTTAGAGATACGAAGGAACACCCCGAACGGTTTGTCGGTAAGACAACGATCCTCGGCGCGGGCTACGGCATGGGCGCGGACAAATTTCAGGCGCAGCTCAAAACTTTTGGTACTGAAATTCCACGCGAGGAAGCGGGACTCATTATTAATACGTACCGAACTACTTATGCGAAAATTCCTGCGCTCTGGCGCGAATCACAAGAGGCGTTGAAGTGCATGGTGCGGGGGCAAACAATGAACTTGTGCCGCAATAACTTGCTGACGATAGATGGGCAGGGCATTCTTTTGCCGAACGGTTTGCATATCTACTACAACGGGCTACGTGAGATCGTAGACGATGAGGGCAAGCGGCAGTTTGTATATACAACCCGCAAAGGGGCGATCAAAATATATGGTGGAAAGGTCGTGGAAAACTTCACGCAAGCCATCGCACGGTGTATCATTGGCGAACAAATGCTGAAGATTGCCAAGCGATACAAAGTGGTCCTCACGGTTCACGATGCTATCGGCATTGTCGCAAGGCAAGAAGAAGCGGATGAAGCGCGGGCCTATGTGGAATCCTGTATGCGCTGGGTTCCGTCGTGGGCAGAAGGTTTACCAGTCAACTGCGAAAGCGGTATGGGGCTGAGCTATGGCGACTGCTAAAGAAATTTCCAACAGGGCGGAAGAGTACCGCCGATTGGTCGCTATTTTGCACATGTATGAGAAGAACTACGCTAGGGTTGGAAGACAGTTGGGGCTGTCTTCGACCCGCGTAAAACAGATAGTTGATAGGTTTGATCGGGATAACAGACGGTTGGCCCAGTTACCACGCTTATTGCCAGATGCGCTATTGCGTGAGTTACAGCCCCTTGAAAACGATTTGAAATTAATCATAGAAAGCATCTAATGCCCGCCATCCCTGCATGGAGCTTCAGTAGCCTGAAGACTTTTACCACTTGCCCCAAGAAGTACTACCACCTGAAGGTGGCCAAGGATACTAAGGAGCCAGAGGGTGAAGCCGCGATGTACGGCAAGGTCGTACATGAGGTTGCTGAACGTTACGTGCGGGACGGCACACCGATTGACCCCAAGTACGGTTTCATCCAACCCGCCCTTGATAGCCTGCTACAAATCCCCGGCGAGAAGTTTTGTGAATTAAAACTTGCATTGAACGAAAAGCTGGAACCCTGTGACTTCTTTGACCCCGCTTGCTGGTTCCGTGGGGTTGCTGACTTGCTGATCGTGAACCATGAGAAGGGCGAAGCCCGTGTGGTTGACTACAAACTTGGCAAATCCAAGTACGCTGACCTTGGCCAGCTTGAACTCATGGCGCTGGCAGTCTTCAAGATATTTCCACACGTCAAAAAAGTCAAGGGCGGCTTGCTGTTCCTGACCGAAGACAAGTTTGTGCCATCTCTTTATGAAACAGATCAGCAGCACAGGTACTGGAGCCATTGGATGCCAACCGTGGCCATGCTGGAAGGCGCACATAGCTCTGGAATTTGGAATGCAAAACCCAACGGTTTGTGTAAAAATTACTGCTGGGTAACATCCTGTGCCCACTGTGGAAGGAAATGACATGCCCTACGTAAACAAACCCAGACCATATAAAAAAGAATATGACCAACAACTTGCCCGAAACGAAGCACCCGCACGACGTAAGCGGGAGAACGCACGAGACCTGTACGACCGGGAGGGAATCGACCGCACTGGCAAGGATATTGACCACAAGCGCCCACTATCTAAAGGTGGGAGCACGGCCAAAAGTAACCTACGCCTCGAAGCCCCAAGCGCCAACCGATCCTTCAGCAGAAACAGCGACCACACCGTGAAGGTAAACAAGCCAAAGAAAAAGTAAACCGAATAATACGGGCCGCGTCAGGTATGAGTGGTAGCCCGGGGGCTTTAGAAATTTAACCCTGTAACCGTACCAGCCAGAGCTTTTCGTTCCGTTAAGTGATCTGACCGACCGACCCCCGTAAGGGGTCACTTAACCGATTGAAAGTGAACATCACTTTCGGTCTATTTTGCATTGGAACACACATGGAAATCATTGACGGCAAGGCCTTAAAGCTCAGACTACGTAACCCGTACAAGGTGCTAAGCGTCATACCGAAGAGCGCGTTGTTGGAAGAAGGGGAGATCAGCACGGTGATGGTTCACTGGGGGTTGGAGGAAGCGCAGGTATTGAAAAACCTGCGGATCAAGAACGTACCCTCACCCATCGTTGCTAAGTACAACTGGCCCGGCATCTATCAGCCGTTCACCCACCAGAAACAAACGTCAGCGTTCCTCACGCTGCACCGCAAAGCCTTCTGCTTCAGTGAACCGGGCACAGGCAAAACGCTGTCAGTCGCTTGGGCATGCGACTACCTGATGAACGCCAAGCACATCAAACGGGTGCTCATCATCTGCCCACTGTCTATCATGCAATCAGCGTGGCAGAGCGACATTTTCAAAGGGACCATGCACCGCAAGGTGGGCGTAGCCTATGGCGATAAAAAGAAACGCCAGCAGATCATTAACTCTGATGCTGAGTTTGTCATCATCAACTTCGATGGCGTAGGCATTGTGGAAGAGGACATCATCAAGGCCAAGTTCGACATGATCGTAGTTGACGAAGCCAACGCATACAAGACTGCCACTACTACACGCTGGAAGACACTGAACCGTATCGTTCTTGGCAACCCCGATAGCTGGCTGTGGATGTTGACGGGTACACCCGCTTCACAGTCGCCGCTTGATGCATATGGTCTGGCCAAACTTATCAACCCATCGGCTGCACCACGTAGCTTCACGTTGTACCGCGATCAGGTTATGAACAAGATTACCGCGTTCAAGTGGGCTCCAAAAAAGGAAGCCGAGCACACAGTGCGGCAGTTGCTACAGCCCGCCATTCGGTTCACCAAAGAAGAATGCTTGGACCTGCCGGACTTGCTGTACTCAGAACGAGAGGTGCCTATGACGCCGCAGCAGGTGCGGTACTACGAGAAAATGCGTAAGGTCATGGCTATGCAGGCAGCAGGCGAAGAAGTCACAGCGGTCAATGCTGCCGCCAAGTTGAACAAGCTGCTGCAAATTTCTTGTGGCGCAGTCTATTCCAATAGTGGCGAGATCGTATCGTTTGATTCCAGCAGCCGGACGGCGGTGTTGAAAGAAGTGATTGACGAGTCCAGCCACAAGGTGCTGGTGTTTGTACCGTATCGCCATGCCATTGAAATCCTGTACGAAGAACTGCGCCGTGATGGGTATACGGTAGAGGTGATCCACGGGGGCGTACCCGCAGGTAGACGCACAGAAATCTTTCGTAGGTTCCAAGAAGACGCAGACCCGCAGGTGCTTGTCATCCAGCCCCAAGCTGCATCACACGGTGTCACCTTGCACGCGGCCAACACAGTCGTATGGTGGGGGCCAATCACATCTTACGAGACCTACGCACAGGCGAACGCCCGTATCCACCGTGCGGGGCAGAAAAATAAATGTCTGGTGGTTAAGCTCTACGGAAGCCCAGTAGAAGCCAAGTTGTACAAGACCTTGGACAATAAAGAGACAGCGCAAACGAGCTTAATGGAGTTGTACAGAGATGCTTTCGAGCTCGACAATAAAATAAGTTAAGGAGGTACTTGACAAAGTAAAGATTGGGTGTATTATTAATCAAAAACGCAAAGGAACAATCATGGAAATAACAGCAGATAGACTTGTCAAAGCATACATAAAAATGCGTGACGCCCGTGCCGCGCTCAAGGCGCAGTATGAAGCAGACGACAGTGCCATCAAAGAAAAGATGGAGTTGGTCGAACAGAACTTGCTTGAAACCTGCAAGGCAACAGGTGCGGAAAGTATCCGCACAGCACACGGTACAGCAATTCGTTCAGTGCAAACACGCTACTGGACAGGTGACTGGGCCGCAATGCACAAATTCATCCGCGACAATGACGCCCTTGACTTAGTTGAGCGCCGTGTGTCGCAGTTGAATATGAAGAACTTCCTTCGGGAAAACCCCGACCTCATGCCGCCCGGCTTGAACGTCGATAACAAATACACTGTAACCGTAAGGAGAAGCTAAATTGGAAACTGCCCTCACGTTGGCGCAAGTGGCGAAGCTATTGCAGGTCGCCCCGTCAACTATCCACGGTTTGATTCGGGAGGAAGACCCGACCAAACGTATTCCATTTATCCGCGTTGGCAAGAACTATCGTTTCTTCGGTAGTGAACTTGCCAAATTTTTCAACCTTGACTTAACCCTCATCAAAAACTTCGCATCCAAGGACCAATCCAATGTCTGACATCGCACTCTTTTCCCAAGGTGGCAACACCCTTCCAGCCCACTTGCGTAACCTTGAACTGGACGCAACAACCAAAGCCCTGATGGGTAGCGGCGGTAACGGTAAACGTATCTCAATTCGTGGCGGTGTATTCCGCATGATTGTTGGTGGCAAGGAAGTTGCCCAGAACGACGACCGCGCCATGAACGTGGTTATTGTCCGCGCTGCCGAGAAAATTTCCCGTAGCTTCTACGCTGGTACGTATGTCGAAGGACAGAACACTGCCCCTACCTGCCAGTCTACTGATGGCGTTGCACCCGACAAAGGTGTGAAGAGCCCGCAGAGTACCAATTGCCAGAACTGCCAGCAGAACATCAAAGGTTCTGGCCAAGGCGATAGCCGTGCATGCCGCTTCAACCAGCGTGTGGCAGTGGTACTGGAAAACAACATCGGCGGCGATGTGTATCAGTTGGCTTTGCCCGGCCAGTCGATCTTCGGCAAAGGCGATAACGGCAAGATGCCGTTGCAGCAGTACGCCAAGTTCCTTGGTGGCCATGGTTTGCCTGTAGGCACAGTTGTGACAGAGATGCGTTTTGATACAGCAAGCGCCACACCCAAGCTGACTTTCCGCGCTGTGCGCCCATTGGCTGTTGATGAAACGGCAGAGAGCAAAAGCCAAAGCGAATCGGCTGATGCGCTGAACGCTGTTACCCTGACAGTGAATCAGATTGACGGTGATGCCCCGATTGCCAAGGCATCCCCGTTTGCTGAACCTGCTGAACCTGCTGCACCCAAGGCGGCAGTGGAGGCAGCGGACGAGCCAGTCAAACGCGCAGTGAAGAAGACTGAGACTAAGGATGTAGCCGCCGTGTTGGACGCATGGGCTGACGACGAGTCCTGATTTGAATCGGGGGGAAAGCGAATGCTGCCACCATTGTGGGTTCATCCACGAGCAGTGCAGCGAGTACCCCCACCTATAACTACAAGAAAGAAAACATGATCGGCTATACGTTATCAACGGTTCAACGGAACAAGGCTGCAAACGGTAGGCTTGTGGGGGTAAAGATTGGACGAATGTGCATCAAGAAAAACATCTCTGTGAAGAAGGTAGCGGAGATTGCAGGGGTCAGTGCCGTCACTGTTTACGCATGGTTTGCAGGGGAGTATTCCCCCCGTGCCGATACTGCGGCCACTATCTTTGCTTACATCGAGCGCAATTAATTTCTTGAAAAATAACAGCCATGACAATGACCGAATTTTTGAGGGCAGTGCTTGCCGACTCTGGCACGTACTGCGCGGTCGGCATCAGGTTAGGCAAGATTCGCACACGGTTTACTGACGACATCCCTTCTTTGATCCAAGAGATTGGGGACATACATACGGCCAAAGCTGATGCGTATTTCTCGATGTTTACGTTTGACCCAGAGATTGACCCGCCACGCCGCTTAGCTACCAATGCCTACCGGACCAAAGCATTTTGGTTGGACTTGGACTGTGGCCCCACAAAGGACTACGCTACGCGTGATCTGGCGATGGCTGCACTGGGGCAATTCTGCGCTGACCTTGGACTGCCACAACCAATCTGCATCAACTCCGGCAACGGTATCCATGCCTACTGGGTACTGTCGGAGAGTATCAACAAAGACACATGGTTACCCGTAGCGAAGCGCCTGAAAGATGTTTGCGTAGAACGCAGCCTATTCGCCGACCCATCCTGCACCACGGACGCTGCCCGCATACTGCGCGTACCGGAAACCACCAATTTTAAAAACTCAGAAAATCCTTTACCTGTTCAGTACATAGCAGGTGATGGCCAGATTGATTTATTTGAATTTGCTGCCGCCCTTGGCGCTCCCGAGCCGAGCCAGACGGACAACGCATTACCTTTTGAAGTACCAGAACACCTGAAGAACGCAGGAAGCGATGCCACCAGCAGAGCGCTGATGGGCCAAAATAATACGTACCGCTTTGCCAAAATCATTGCACTGAAGGCAGAGGGTTGTAGCCAACTGAACCACATCTATGAACATCAGTTGCAGGTGTACGAACCCCTATGGCGAGCAGGGCTTTCAGTTGCACAGCATTGTGTGGACCGTGACGAGTCAATCCATGCCATGTCGAACCAACACGGCAGTTACAGCCACAGTGAAACTGAGCGCAAAGCGAGCGAGACAAAAGGGCCGTACACTTGTACCGTATTTGATTCTCTTAGGTCCGGTGTCTGCAAAGACTGTAAGCACAAAGGTAAGTTCGGTTCGCCCATCTTACTGGGTAAAGAGATCGCTGAAGCCACGGAGGAAGACAACACTGTCACCACGCTGGACTCTGGCACAAAAGATGTACGGGTGTACAACATCCCTACGTTTCCATTCCCTTTCTTTCGCGGCAAGTTCGGTGGTGTCTACCGCCGTGGCGATCCAAACAAGACTGAGGAAGAGGGCAATGACAAGCTCATCTATGAAAACGACTTCTATGTGGTCAAGCGTATGCACGATCCGGTAGTAGGCGAAATGCTATGGATGCGGTTGCACTTGCCACAAGATGGGGTACGCGAATTCTCCGTGCCTCTGGTCAGCGTGTTGTCGAAGGACCGTTTCCGTGACGCTATTGCAGCGCAGGGTATGGCGGTACTGGGCAAGTCCGTTGACGAATTGATGTTCTATGTATCCCGTTGGGTAAAGGAGTTACAAATTATGAGTCAAGCAGAAAAAGTACGTAGCCAGTTTGGTTGGACGGACGACAAGTCGTTCATCATTGGCGACCGTGAAGTTACAACCACAGGTGTGAAGTACAGCCCGCCGTCAGCAGCCATCATGCATACCTGCTCATTGCTCACCAAGAAGGGTGACCTTGACGAGTGGAAATCGGTGGTGAATTTTTACAACAACAGCGGCATGGAAGCGCAAGCGTTTACGTTCATGTTGGGCTTTGGTAGCGTGTTGATGCCGTTCACCCAAGTGCGCGGTGGCATTGTGAACCTGATGAGTTCTGGGTCTGGCACGGGTAAGTCAACTGTGCAGATGGCGATCAACAGTATCTGGGGTCACCCTTTCGACCTGCTCTTGCAGAACGATGATACGTACAACTCCAAGATTCACCGCTTCGGGGTGCTGAATAACTTGCCAGCAACGATTGATGAAATCACCAACATGAGCGATACCGTGGTATCACAGTTGGCCTACGCAATTACCCAAGGGCGCGGCAAGAACCGTATGGAGTCACAGTCCAACGCAGAGCGTATCAACCATACTACGTGGCGCTTGTTGGCAATCACATCATCCAACAGCAGCCTGTATGACAAGCTGTTTTCCTTGAAGGAATTTCCTGAAGCAGAGATGATGCGGATCATTGAGTTGCGGGTCCACCGTGACGAGTCCCATTCCAAGGAATTCACAGACGCACTGTTTGGCAAGATGACTGACAATTTTGGCCTTGCAGGTGAAATCTTTATGAAGTACGTGGTCAACAACCTGACTGACGTACTGGACTTGCTGCGTGATGTGCAGCTTCGTTTGGATACCGCCGCAGGTCTTGGCCAGCGTGAACGCTTCTGGTCTGCCACAGGCGCACTGGGTATCACAGGTGGTTTGATTGCACAGCAGTTGGGCTTGATCGACATTGACGTGAAGCGCATTTTCAACTGGCTTGTGACATTGCTGAAAGTAAACCGTGGTGATGTGAAAGCTACCCCTGTTGACGGCAGCACTTCATTGGGTTCGTTCATCATGGCCAACATCAACAACATCTTGATCGTGCGTGATGCGCCTAACGAAAACGGCCTGCCTACCGCACCAATCCGTGAGCCAAGGGGTGAGTTGCTGATCCGGTATGAATTAGATACCAAGCGGTTGTTCATCGGCCAGAAGAAGTTCAAAGAGTGGTGTTCCAAGAACCAAGTCAGCTACCATGAAACAGTGTCCAACTTGCGTAACTCTGGTGTCCATGTAGATTCTGTAAAGAAGCGTATGGCAAAGGGTACGATGATGTCAGCACCCCCCGTAAATGCGCTTTTGATAGACGACACGATCAGCCGTGTGTTTGATGCTGAAGCCATCATGGCCATGAAGGACGACAGTGAGCGAGAAGCCGCTTGAGATTGAAGGGATACAGGTGCAGGTGGATTGGGGCAAGTTCTACGTGGGCTCCTCCTTCTTCGTGCCCTGCATCAAACCCCAAACATTTTTAATGCAGTTTATGATTCATGCACGGCGCAGGGAGTTCACCATCCGCGCTATGGCCCGCATAGAAAATGGCATGTGGGGTGTACGGATTTGGCGAACGGCATGATAGGATTCATGTGCGGGTATCCCCCGCTTCCATGGTTCTCCTTTTACCCCCGGCTAACCCCGGGGGTTTTTTATTTTTCGTCCGCCAAACTCTTGCGAAGTTCACGGACATACCGCAAGGATTCGTTTTCTGCAATGCGCAGTTCGTCAATTGCTGCACGGCGCTCTGCGCCATCCATACCCAACATCTCCTCGGTCCCTTGCTCATACAAAGCCCGCATCCGACGCAGATTACTCAGGGTCTCCAGCGAGTTGTTAATCATCGGTGCAGCGCTGATGAGCGCGGCGTTTGCTTCCAAGAACTTTCCAGCCTTTTCAGGGTCTGTCTTTTGCAAGTGTTTAAACGTGTCATCCGCTTGGCCAACTTTTTCTTGCAGTTGGTAAAACTCGTTTTTAGCGCGGCCACCAATGGTGTCGTACAGAAACAAGCTACCGAATGGCATCTGGTACATAGGCCGATCGGGCCGTGTTGGATTCAGCACAGCGTCGGTAGCCAGCAGGGTAGTTGCCCCAGCCATACCAAATGTGCCGCGCAAGAAGTTGTCGATCTTGATCGGGGAAACGTTGATGTTTTCCCCCACAGCTTTGGCCAACTCCGATGTGCTGGACGTGGACCGCTGGCCCGGCTCCAGTCTTTGCATAGACGCAGATTCCAACTCCCGTTGCAAGAAGAATGAGTAGTTGGTCATGTTCTCCAGTATCGGCTTGATTAACGATGGCGTTACGTTTGGCGAACCATACGCAGACAGAGCACCCTTAAACGTACTGCCCAGCGCCTCCATAATAGTCTGCTCTTCGTCCGTGCCATGGCGCAAGTAGTAGCCAACAATCCGTTCGGGGATAGACTTGAACATGAACCCAAGTTCTTTTGGCAAAGAAATCTTGTAGCCGTTTGGCAGCAGCCAATTGTTATCCCGCACGTCATCCGTTGCGTTTTTGTAGCCCTCATCATCGCTCATCGACAGTGCGTACACAAAGCCCAGTGCAGTCATCATGGCCACACGACTTAGGAACATCTTGCGGGCAGCGTTGCGGTTCATTGCAGAAGATGCATCCAGTCCCGTAGCTGATCTATACAGCACATCCATGCCCTGCGCGTAGGCATTAAAGAATGGAATGACCCGCGCAGCAGTGCGCATTGCCGAGCTTGATCCACGGCGGCTGAAGTTAATCAGTTCACGTGCGCGGGTTTGAGCCAGCAGTTCATCTCCGTTGGTATCCCGCATGGTCTCTTCGTACACAGCCAAACGTGCAGCCAGATCGGATGCTTTGGTAAACTGCTCAAGGCGGTGGAATAACTTCTCACCTGCCCCGCGTTTGGTCAGCCCAAGTTCCTTTTCAATTTCATTGACGGGTTCAAAAATGTTGAAGTCGTAGTCACCGATGATACCCAGTGCTTCCATGCGGCGGACCATGGGCGATTTGCGGCCAGTTAGTTCGCCAAAGAATACACGTGGCATGTTGTACAGAGTCTTCATTGCCACAACCAAAGGCCGCTTAACTCCCGAGTAGAACGCTGCACGCTGCGCGTCTTCCACCACCTGCTTGATGGCGAAAGGCGGCATTGCAGTGATCGACAAGCGCAAGAAGCGGGACGTAGCGCCCAAGGCTGTAGTCAAGCCGTTGATGACTTCAGGCGCTTGCTGGAAGGCCAGCATGTCGTATTCGTTCTGCACTTCAAAGAACACGGGCTTACCGTCACGGTACAGGCTTACCACCAACCCTTTGTTCTTTGCTGAATCCTTGGTTGCCACTTCGTTGGCAAAGCCTGCCATCTCCATGGTCTCCAGCACTTTGACCGCAGCATGGTTCTTCATGGTGTCTTCCACCATGCCACTCAAGCGGTTTGCATAACTGTCAATCACGTTCTTGATCGGACGGCCAAGGGAACCCTTCATGCCGGGGATGTTGGTCAGCACGCCCAAGCCTTTGCCACGGAATATTTTGGCGGGGCCAGTATCTTCAAAGATACGGTTGAACGGAACATACGCTTCGTTATCTTTCCAGTATTGACCCTTCTCTTTTTCGATGCGGCCTGTAGCAACCATCAGG